CTGATTTAAACTCTGATCATCCAGATCGATACCGACGCGCTTAAGCTTTTTCCGCATAAGTACGTCAATACCTTTCTGGATATACCCATTTAGTAACGGCTCGACAGCGATAGTCCTTTCGGTCTTCACTGTCTTGGGCACAAACGATATATTGTTGTAATCTACGAAGCGCACCTTCGATGCGAACTCTTGATTAAAGAGGTCATTGTCGAAGCTGAAAAACCGATCCCGTGAACCTCTTACGAGGTATTCACGGATATGTACATCGGTCTTCAGGAAAGCTTGCGCAAGGTAGAAAGCGCTCGGGGTCACAGACCAACTAGACGCGAGAATCTTACGCGCCATGTTGGTAGCATTACCGTGTATTCCGATTGATGCGCCGGGACCAAAGTTGCAGCCCTCCATAACGTCGGGAAGCGAAAGCTCACCTAAAACGTAATGGATCCACGACCGAGCCAAAGTTAGCTCGTACTCGTGCGGACTCCTCAAAGTACTGAAGAGACGAAACTTTTTATTGACTCGTTTGCATTTTCGCTCACTTGCCATGAAAGTTTCGAGTGCCTTCTTCCTTGGATCGAACATAACATGATCCTTTGGAAAAGGGTACTTCCGAATAACTGCAGCCAACTGATTGCACATCCGATGCTCGGATGCCGTCTGAAACACTGTAGACGAGATGCAATCAGCGACCAACACCAGCCCCGTGTAGTCTTTCTCGAGTAATCGAGATCGAAGTTCACGAGAAACTGGGTGATCGATGGACCCCAACAACGTGTCGAGAAAGCGGAAATAGTTAGTTTCCGCTTGCTTCCCGAGTAGGTTGTTGCACTTGCTGAGTGCTGACAGCCTTGGAGACTTCTTCACGAACACCTCCTGATTTGCTAACTGACAGCGAAATGCTGCCAATTGGAACGACTAACACGGCGATGATTGCCAACGCCAGAACAAGACCCACACCAACGAACTTATCCATTAGTAACTAATGGTTTGGTTCTTGATGAACGTCTTGAAGCTGGCGTGTGCCATCCACGCAGCGAAGTCGTTAATCAGGCTGTCAATGTCAGCAGATGCGGCACCGACCGGAAAACTCGTACTGAGATCGAGAATACCGTCATGGACGGTAGTAGCGGCTCCAGTAAGGGTAAACGAACGGGACCACTTCGACTGCCCACGAGCGACGCCACTAAACAGCGAGGTAGGCTTTGGAAGCGTACGAGCAAGCCGGAGATCATCTTTCCAGCTGAGCGTATGCGCCGGGGCTACATACCCTACTGCATTGGTGGCGAAGCTATCGGCAGTAACGCTTTTAGCATTGATAGTCAAAGACATCGGGAAAACTCCCTAATGGTGATGCGGATTGAATAAAACAAGACCATCATCAACAGTTTCGACAAGTTTTAGTGCTTGTCGAAGGCTATGCTGTTCAACCACTGTATCGCTACAGAGATTGCATCAGCCGCGCGCACAAATTCATCAAGTTTGAAATCTTGCTTGATTACAATGCTTGCGCTAGACGATGGAACAAAACGGCTGTAGTTCCGATCTTTAAGATAAATTATATCGGACATGCTGCCGGAGACGGTTCGTACTGTTGGTGTTGTTGCGGTTAAGCCACTACTAGCTGACCATGTTGTTACATAGGTATAGTCAGTAGTGACGCCGCCTCCCAACTCTACGAAACCGGGCCTTGGAATGTTAGCATAGAAGAAATCACCTATGTTGACAAACCAATCAACGACAAAGGAGTACCGGAGGAGTTCCCACGGTAGTCCAATAAGATCCCGGAAATTAAACCCGAGGTCATTTAAAGGGCCAAAAGTATAACTGTCGGAATACGATGCACGCACTTTCATATATGCGATTGTCGTCTTCAGATGGTCAAAATTAATGGCACTGTCGCTGTAATGGGCCGTGGCGGTAGTATAATTCCTGAGCTCCTTATTGGCGCGAGCCGTATGGATCTTAGGTTTCTTACTATACCCGGTTTCCAAGGCTTTCTTGATCGCTTGGATGCTGCTTACTAACGGCATTATACCGTAACGGAAGCGCAACCATTCCGACGAACTAAAGACAATAAGAGCCTTGCTATTCGCGTTCACCTTCTGGTAACTTTTAAGTCTTTTACCATTGCGCCTAAGCGCTTTGACAAGAGACACAATGTTTTCCATAGGGCTATGCAGCATGCGGAAGGTCTTTTCCATCTCTGCTAAATCTTCCAGCAGATTGGCTTGACCTTGCCCACGCTTAGCACGACAACTTGTCCACACCTCGTCGATCGCAGCCGTGATAACGTCAACTTGAATTCCTGCACCATGAAATGGTGCATTATTCCAAGAAACGTATGACGTAAATACTGCGCCTGTTTGAGTATCCGTTCCATAAAGGTTCGGACCTGTACAGGTAGGAGAAACAGCAGTAAGGGTATAAGAGGAACTACCAATAATACGGTAGTCCTTCTCAGTAATAAAGCAATCGTTAAAAACGAAGCTTTTCCCTTTCTTCTTGCGCCAGTCAGGAGTCACAGCGTCCCACATGGTCTTCGTATAACCCTGAAACCACCCAGCTGTATAAGCTACGCTATGCGGTGCGCGATTAGCGCATGTCGTATAGTTGTAACTTTCAGTAAGGGCGATTGGGGTTGTTCGTTGGCCCATGGAACGATAGCGGCTCACAACTGACATAAGATTTTCTCCTCTGCGAAAAGATCAAGATTGTTCCAGTATCAGAACAAGAAAGCCCGCTTATCGCGGTAGAACATCTCGATTCAAGGATACTAATCTAGGAATGTGCAAAAGTAGGCGGCTTCATTAGAAGCCCCTTGCCCTTGCACGTAGAGCCTGTAGCCGGTGAGGAACTGATAACATTCACTATGTGAAAGACCGAGGATCTTTTTAACCTTGCGATAAGCACGATTAGAAGATGATCGGACGACACAAGCGTCGTTAAGAGTTTTCTCATCAATTACAATGAACCACCCGTGAGAATGAACACGAAAGCAAAACCGATCGTTTCGTAAACTATGAGGTGACTTCATACTCTCTCCTAAGTTGGTAGAATTGGA